CGATGGCGATCAGAGAAAGTATGGCAACCCCGATTGACCATATTGCTATCAGAGTATGCCGTGATGGAGTCTGACATTCAAGATTCTATATACCGTGGTTTACGCGAATAAGTAATCTTTGAATTGCTAACGCTGTTTGTCGCTGAATGGGATGTTCTTGTTCAAGGCGAATAATCTGTCTATTAGTTAGACCTAGCTTTTCTGCAAGCTGTAATTGAGTTAAGCCCAACTCTTGTCGGGCTTTTTTAAATTCAGAGTTAGTCATTACTGTTTCCAGTTAAACCCATCCGGGGGCGGTTAGTTACAAAGAAAAGTAAAACGCATCGCTTGTAATTTTAACCTCGTAACCGTCAGCCTCGTACATTGCTGCTATGTCTTTAGCTTGCTCTCTACTTAGTGGCGGTGGATTACGAGCTTCTTGGATTGAATTAACTCCGTATTGATGCCAAGTTCTTTCTTCTGGTTTTTTAAAATCAACTTCATACGTCATGTTCATTTTGAGTCTCCTGTTAAATGCCATCTCTTTGATGACAAAGTCATTATATGACATTATGTCACCTAATGCAAGTATTATTTGTAATTATTTTACGTCCCTTCAAAAATTTAAAAAAATGAAGGAAGCCTTTCCTTCAAAAATTTAAAAAAATGAAGGAAGCCATTAACATGACTAAAGGCAAGGTATAACTGTATAATTAGTGAGGGTTTAAACCCAGTACGTACGAAAGGCTAATGCACCTAACCGTCACGACAAAATCGGGCATCAGTAGGTTAAACGTATGCGGGGTTTGCAAGATCTTTCCCTTGCGATAGCTCTACCTAAAGATCGTCAGGCTTGATGCACCTGTACCAACGCATCTAAGATAAAAGGTCAGACTTTGTATCATTGACATACTTTTAAAAATACTGTATGAATAAACACTGTACATATTGACAGTGCTGACAAAACCTGTTCTAATTCTCTACAGTAGCCAATAGTTTATTCTACGGCTCTCCGCATATTTAACCGCCTTAATTGGCGGTTTTTTTCGTTATAGGTGGTCGAAAGACAGCCTTGCAGAGCAGTACCCCTCCCTTGCTGTTCTGCTAAATTATTCTGGAGGTTCTAATGCGAACATCTAACGATGGCGTTGACCTAATAAAACACTTTGAAGGCTGTAAGTTAGAGGCTTATCAATGCTCTGGCGATGTCTGGACAATCGGGCATGGGCATACCAAAGGCGTTGAGGAATGTCAGAAGATTACAAAGAAGATCGCAGCCGCTTTTCTGCAAGAAGATATTGAAATGGTAGAAACGCACGTAACCCGGCTAGTCACTGTTGACCTAGAACAGCATCAATGGGATGCGCTGATCTCTTGGTGCTTTAATTTAGGTTGTGGAAATCTTAGATCATCGACAATGTTGCAGGTGATTAACCGTGGAGAGATCGACCAAGTAACCTCAGAGTTAATCAGGTGGGACAAAAGCAACGGAAAAGCGCTTGCAGGGCTAACAAGACGAAGAAAGGCAGAGGCAACTCTGTTTGATACTGGCGAGTTAGATTATGGCAAGGTGAAAGACAATGGATGAGCAGACTAAAGAAATGGTTGATATTGCAGCAGCAAGCACAGGGATTATGTCACTAGCGACATGGCTACCTCCTATTGCATCTTTATTTACAATCGTATGGTTGGGGTTAAGAATATGGGAGAGCAAAACAGTTCAGGATTTAGTTGCTAAGAAATGAAAAAAGGTAGACAAGGCGAGGGGGGTGGAAGGCCGTCAGTTGTGTTTACTGAAAAGCAAGTCATTGAATTAGAAGCACTTTCTTCTGTTTTGACTAAAGGGCAGATTGCTGATTACTTTTGCATCTCAGAAACCACGTTGCGAAAGATAGAGGCCAGACAACCCGAAGTTTCTGATGCCTATAAAAAAGGGGCGGTAAAACAGATTGCAGATATGGGAAATAACCTTGTTAAGTTAGCTAAAGATGGCAACGTAGCGGCTAATATTTTCTATTTAAAGACGAAAGGGGGATGGAAGGAAGAGCAAGCAGAGGCACAAGAGATACCTCCAATTAATATTGTGGTGGATAGTCGTGCAACTCACGCTCCCGCAGAGTGAGATATTCTTAAGCTCCGCTCGCTTTAAATCCGTGGTAGCTGGAAGGCGCTTTGGTAAAACTTATTTATCGACCATAGAGTTAATTAAGGCAGCTACAACAGGCAAAAATAAAAACTGTTGGTATATAGCGCCAACCTATGGAGCGGCTAAAGAAATAGCTTGGGATATGTTGATTCAAAACATACCTGAAGAATACATTGTTAAAACAAATGAGTGATTAAAATGAGTTGGGAAGATATACTAAAGGAAGAATCTCAAAGATATTATTTATCTCTAGAATCATTTACTA